TTCAAAAAAGATGCTACTCTTAAACAAGCATTAACGGCTGTTGGAAGCCTTAAAAATTTAACCTCTACTGAAGAATTACAAGATGCTTTAAGTTCTTATTATGGTTATGATGTTACAGCTAGTAAACAGTCTTTTAGTAAAGCTGACTTTGGCGGTAACTTAGGTGAGCATACTAATTCTTCAGACTCTCAGTTACAGCAGTTCCATTCTCTTGTAGAACCTATTCTTAAAGATCAAGTATCTTACCTACAAGCTACGGAAGGTTTAAGCTATCAAGACGCTTTGTCCGTATCTTACAATCGTGATCCTATGCTACAGGCGTTGTACGCTAAGTACGATGTTAAACCTTACAGACAAACTAAAGATGGCTCTACTTATCTTTATGATCCATTTAGCTTTAGTGAAATAAGAACTAATGAAGTTAAAGATCCTAGCTTTACTGATATTGCTGTAAACTTAGCAAAGACAGCTTTAGTAGCTGCTGTTCTAGGCCCAATAGCAGGGTCTATCTTCAAAGGATCAACTGTTGCTGCTAACTTAGCAACCGCTGGTGCTACAGCTATGGCTACAGGTGGTGACCCAGTACAGGCAATGTTATTAGCTGGTATACCTATTGGAGATATTCCTATACCTTTTACTGGAGGAACTACTACTGATGGCATGGTAACTATTTCTAATGTTCCTCCTGCTACCTTAAATAGTCTTACAAACAATCTTGTTAATTGGACGGCAGGTTCAAGTCCTTTACTAACTGCTATCAGTACTGCTGGAGTAGCTGGTGGCTTGCAACCTACAGGAAGTAGTTCTACAGGAGTAGGGCCAGACTTTAATCCTTACATTAACAACATTGCTGCTGCAACTGCTGGCACTACTGTAGAAGCAGAAGAAGAAAGATTTGACATTGACTTAGCTAACTTAGCAGCTTTGTCTCAGCCAGAAGAAGCTCCAGTTACTCCTGTTACTCCACCTCCATTAGCTCCTGAGCCTGTAGCTGTACCAGTAGAACCTATAGAACAACCAGAGCTACCTTTAGACATAGCTCCACCTCCTTTTCAAGATAGTGAAACAGGCAGTGCTACCTCTAGTCCTACTTCTGTAGAATCTGGAAGTAGTGGTGAAATTGAGGGGGACGTAGTAGACCCTAATACTAATATTATTTACAGGCAACTTATAGAAGCTGCTAATCAAGAAGAAGACGGCAGTGCATTAAAGGATGCTCTTTTAGCTGAAGCTGAACGTTACAGGATGGAACCTGAAATTTATGAATCTGATGCTTTGCTTGGCCCATCTTCACGCCCATGGGATGTAGATCCTGAAAACTGGGTAGACAATGTTGTTACATTCTTGTATTCAGACTTGTCTTCTTCAACACCTCCTTCTATTGGCGGAGAGTCTTTAGACATTACTGGAGGTACAGATAGTGAAGTATCTACTGATGGTACGACTACAGGTGACGATGCTCTTGATGGGGATGGCAGTGGTAACGGGGCTGGCGGGGATGCTGGGTCAGGCGTTAGGCAAGGACTTGGTATGCTTGCAGCAGCAGCAGGAGGAAAGCCATCAGTAACAGACTTGGTATTTAGTGACTACGTTAAGCGTTATGAAGCACCAGAGTTACAGGAACGTGCATTGCCTCTACAGGGTTATCAAGCACCACAAGGTTTATTTAGAGGATTAGTTTAATGGCTACAACGTACCTAAGTTTAATGAATAACGTACTAAGGAGACTTAGAGAAGATGAAGTAGCTGAAGTTACCCAGACTACTTATTCTAAGATGGTAGGGGACTACATCAATGACGCTAAGAGTTTAGTACAGGACTCACATGCTTGGTCTACCCTACGCAAAACTATAGTTGTGCCTACGGTAGCAGATACTACAGAATATAGCTTGACAGGAGCAGGAGAACGTGTTAAACTATACAGTGCTATTAACGACACTTCAAACTTCTTTATGCATTATGAGACACCTAACTGGTTTAACAATGCTTATTACATCTCAGGGGAAGTCTCAGGCACTCCAGACTCCTACACGTTTAGTGGTGTAGATTCTAATGACGATACTAAAGTAAGAGTATACCCTAAGCCATCCGGTGTGTTCTCACTACGCTTTGATGTGTGCTCAAGAGAACCTGATTTAACTGCTGATGCAGACTCTACTGTACTACCAGCTATGGCTATTATACATCATGCTGTAGCTTTACTTGCTAGAGAACGTGGTGAGACTGGTGGTACTACTACACAAGATTATTTTATTATTGCTGACAAACATCTTAGTGATGCGATTGCACAGGACGCATATAAGAACCCTGAAGAATTTATCTACACGGTACAATAATGGCACAGCAAAGACAGAACATATACATTGGTGCTCCAGGATTTAGAGGTCTTAATACTCAGGATGCTCCAGTAGGTCAAGATGCTTCCTTTGCTTCTATAGCAGAGAATGCAGTCATTGACAGCTTTGGACGCATAGGTGCTAGGAAAGGTGTAAAGGTAGTTACTTCAAGTGCTACACCTCTAGGTTCTAGTGCTGGTATAGAGCAAGTATTTGAGTACACTAAAAGAGATGGTACTCTAATTGTATTCTCTACTGGTAACAATAAGATATTTACAGGTACTACTACCCTAGCAGCAGTGACACTTCCTGTAGGTTACTCTATTACAGCAAACAACTGGAAGATAGTCAGCTTTAACAATGACATCTACTTCTTCCAATCTGGACATGCAGCTTTAGTAAGTGTTGCAGGTAGCACTACTCTTATAGCAGTAGTTGACGGTGGAACCGCAGCACCAGCAGGTAATGAAGTCTTAGCTTCCTTTGGTAGACTATGGGCAGCGGATGTTGTCAATAATAATTATACTGTTTATTGGTCTGATTTACTTGACGCAGATGATTGGCATGGTGGCTCATCAGGTTCACTAGACTTAACTACTGTCTGGCCTACAGGGTACGATGAAGTAACTGCTCTAGCTGAGTTCAATGACTTCTTAGTTATCTTTGGTAAGCGTAGCATCCTTCTGTACTCAGGTGCTTCTGCTCCTGCTAGTATGTTGTTACAGGATAGCATAACAAACATAGGCTGCATTGCTAGAGACAGTGTGCAGTCTACAGGATCAGACCTAGTGTTCTTATCACACACAGGTGTTATGAGTTTAGGTAGACTAATACAAGAGAAGTCTAATCCTATAGGCAGTGTATCTAAGAATGTCAGAGATGAAGTAGTAAGTAATGAGTTACTTGAGACAGGTAATGTTAAGTCTGTTTACAGTGCAGAGAATGCACTATACCTACTAATCATGCCATCTAATAACCTTGTCTATGCTTTTGATATGCGAGGTAAGCTAGAGGACGGAAGCAACCGTGTAACTACATGGCCTTTTGCTGGCATCCTATGTGCCTCTAGAGCAGCAAGTGATGGCACCTTATACTTAGGTGTTAAGACTGGTATAGCAGAGTACGAAGGATACACAGACACTGCCGGTGTGTACACTATGAAGTACTACACACAGCCATTGGCATTTGATGATCCATCTAGGGTTAAGATGCTAAAGGAAATTAACTTAACAATCATAGGTGGCTCTGGTAGCTCAGTAATTGCTAACTGGGGTTATGACTATACACAAAGCTACAACAAGCAACTGTTTGAAGTAGACACTACATTTATCTCAGAGTACGGTATATCTGAGTACAACGTAGCAACATCAGAATATAGCTCTGGTATCATCGTAGGTATCCAGAAGTTAAAAACAACAGGCTCAGGTAAAGTAGTTACTATTGGTATAGACGCTACTATAAATGGTAAAGCATTTTCTATCCAAGAACTAAACACAGAAGCTATTATAGGTAGACTAATTTAATGAGTAATTATACAAAGACTACAAACTTTGCAGCTAAGGATTCCCTACCTTCAGGTAATGCCGCTAAGATTGTTAAAGGTGCAGAGATTGACACAGAGTTCAATAACATTGCTACTGCATCAGCAACTAAAGCTAATGCAAACAATGCTGCCTTAACTGGCACTACTGTATTTGAGACACTATCCGATGGCACCATTGGTGTTACAGGCTGGGTAGATGAAGACAATATGTCCTCTAACAGTGCTGTACTTATACCTACACAGCAGTCTGTTAAAGCCTATGTAGACTCACAGGTTACTGCACAGGATCTTGATGTAACTGATGGCTCCGCTAGTATTGACATTGACTTAGACTCTGAGTCTCTAGGTATCTTAGGTGGCACAGGTATTACCTCTAGTGCCTCTGGTACTGGTGTTACCTTAGCCATTGACAGTACTGTAACTACGCTCACAGGCACACAGACGCTTACGAACAAGACGCTTACCAGCCCTACTCTTACTACTCCTACTATAACCACTTCATTTACTATAGGTTCCGCTACTATTACTGAAGCAGAGCTAGAGATACTTGACGGTGCTACAGTAACCACAGCAGAGCTAAACGTACTGGACGGTATCACCAGCACCACAGCAGAACTTAACATCTTAGATGGCGTAACAAGCACTACTGCTGAGTTAAACATCTTGGACGGAGTAACCTCTACTGCCGCTGAACTTAATATTCTAGATGGAGTCACAAGCACCACAGCGGAACTTAACATACTGGATGGAGTTACTAGCACAACAGCAGAACTTAATATCCTAGACGGTGTTACAAGTACTGCTACTGAATTAAATATTCTTGATGGTGTTACAGCTACTACAGCAGAGATTAACTATGTAGACGGTGTAACCTCTAATGTTCAAACTCAGCTTAATACTAAAGCACCTATAGCTGGAGCTACATTCACAGGCACTACTACTATACCTACTGCTGACATCAATGGTGGAGCTATAGATGGTACTGTCATTGGTGGATCTACTGCTGCCGCTGGTAGCTTTACTACTCTAGGAGCCTCTGGTGCTATTACAGGTACTCTAGGTACTGCTGCACAGACTAACATTACAAGTGTAGGTACTCTAGGTGCTCTTACAGTTACTGGTGATGTTACTGTAGATACTAACACGCTAAAGGTAGACTCTACTAATAACCGTGTAGGTATTCTTAATGCTTCTCCAGATGTAACCTTAGACATTGGTACAGCCACAGATGCTGTTCACATGCCTGTAGGTACTACTGCACAGCGTCCTACAGGTGCTGCTGGTTACTTTAGATACAATAGCAGCCTAGAGCAGTTTGAAGGCTACACAGACGCTTGGGGATCTATTGGTGGCGGTGGTGGTACTAATACATTCACTACTGATAGCTTTACTGCTAATGGCTCTACAACCGCATACGCCCTAAGTCAAGTAGTAAGCTCTGAGGATAACCTACTTGTATTTATAGATGGTGTATTCCAACAGCAAGATGCTTACAGTATTGCTACATCCAGTGGTACAACTACACTAACCTTTAGTTCTGCCCCTGCTAACACAAGAAAGATTCTTATTTATTCTATAGCTGCTGCTGTATCTGGATCTAACCTAAACATAGACAGTATGACAGGTGATGGTTCTGATACTACACTTACGTTATCTATTACACCT